GACTGGCAGAAAACTTACGGGTACGTATAATCCAAGCAACTACAGCTCAGGCATGGTGATTATCAACGGTGCATTATCAGTAGACGAGACAACCGTACTAAAAAAGTACGCAAAAACGCTATCCGGCACAGAACAATTAGTACCAGATGGTGCGTGGGTATTTGGTGTTAATGGCACAAGCTATGTCGGCAGAGGTGGAACGGTAACGGGTGGGGCGGCAGTATCATGGAAATTCGGCAGTGGTATTGAGAAAACCACTATGTTTTCCGATACGGTTACAACCAAGAAAATTGAGAAACTGACATTTTCAATCAGTGATCCAAGTAAATTAACCCAATTCTACTGCCAAAGCAATCAATTAACCGGCAGTATCCCATCGCTTACGGCTAATACAGCGTTAACCCAATTCTACTGCCAAAGCAATCAATTAACCGGCAGTATCCCATCGCTTACGGCTAATACAGCGTTAACCATATTCTATTGCGACAGCAATCAATTAACCGGCAGTATCCCATCGCTTACGGCTAATACAGCGTTAACCATATTCTATTGCAGTACCAATCAATTGACTGGTTATGCAGGTGGATTAGTATCAAATGCACTCGGAGATTTTCGGGCACAAAACAATTTACTAACGGTAAGCTCGGTTAACGCGCTACTTTCCGCATTTGTTGCAGCAAATCGAACAACAGGAACAAGAGTATTAAATCTTGGTGGTGCAGGTAACGCAGCACCGACAGGGCAAGGTCTTACAGATAAAGCGACTTTAATATCACGTGGTTGGACAGTAACGACGAATTAAGCTTATGAATTACTTATTTAGGACGATGATTTTACCTGCAAGTATTGCAGAGACAGCTATGGCGCGGTTAGGGCTTTTTAACTACAAACCGGATGTTGTTGATGCAAGCGCAGAAAATAGATGAGGCCGTAATTAAAGAGGTGACTCACAGTTTACAGATAGCGCACGATGCAGAGATGCACGAGCTGCTGGCGGAAAGCGTTGCTGCATTGACTCAGGCACAAATCCGGCTGACGGAGCTGGAAAGTCAACTGGAAATAACAACAAAATAAAAAATAAAAATGGATACCACCCCGACTTGGATTCAACACTTTGATGTAGTGCAAGCGATCATGGTAATAATGCTTGGGCTAATATCGTGGTTCGCTGTGCAGTCTTTTCAAGGGATTCTGTTTCAGCTAAACGGTCACTCGTCGGACATAAAAGAGATGAGAGAGCAGCACACAGAGCTAAAAGCTGAGGTTAGCGAGCTCAAAGGAGCCCACGATGCGACTCATCCTAATTACAGTGGAGGGAGGTGGTAATGGCCATGAACCCTTCGGTATGGGTATTTGATACGATAAAAAAATATGAGGGCTTGCGGTTGAAGCCTTATCGCTGTCCGGCTGGCGTTTGGACTGTCGGGTATGGTTATACGCGACGAGTGGATCCGACAAAGGTCATAACGACAGACCGCGCCGAGGAACTGCTTGAAGAGGATGTCTTGTCAGCGAGCGGGGTGGTTCGTGCGCTGGTTAAGATCGATTTAAACCAAGAGCAATTTGACGCTCTTATCGATTTCGTCTTTAACCTCGGAGAAGGAAATTTTGCTGCATCAACATTGCTCAGATATGTCAATAACGGAGATTTTTCAAAAGCGGCAGACGAATTTTTAAAGTGGAATCATTGCAATGGAGAAATCCTTGCGGGCCTCACAAAAAGAAGAGAAGCAGAACGTCAACGATTTATGGAGGAATAAAATGGATTTAAACCCTTTTGGAGCGGCAGAGAGATTAGCTGGTAGCGTGATTGATAAACTTGCGCCACAGACGGACAATGACCGCGCAAATCAAGCGCTTGAGATGACAAAGACGCAGACAGATACCGAGCTGTCAGAGGCCCGGCATCCATCAACATTTGTCGCCGGAGGGAGACCTTTTATAATCTGGATTTGCGGGTTCGGAATTGCATACCAGTACCTTCTTAATCCACTTTTTTTATGGGTATGGGTGTCGTTTGGCAAGACGGTCGCGACAGCTCCGCCAACGCTGGATACGTCTTTTCTGACAAGCTTGGTAATATCACTTTTGGGAGTTGGTGGGATGAGAATGGTTGAAAAATTGAATGGCGTTGAAACTAAACGGACTGAAAAATGAAAAAAATCTTATTGGTTGGAATATTAGTCTTTTTGGCAGGCTGCGGTCAATCGACGATCAACACAATTGGGGCAGGTTACGGCCTTGCAAAAGTAACGTACAAACTCAACGCGAAGGCGCTGGATAACAATATCATTTTATACGATCAGGGGAAAAAGATTTATGATGTTGATAATGAGGTTGTAACTGCTTTGGACACCGCGTGGGATTTGCGCTCAACAAATGACGATGCAGCAAAAACGATAGCTCAAAAAGCGGTTAAGGATATCGAGACGGTACTTGCAACACTTAATAAATTGGGAGTGAAATGAGCAAAATCAGCGTAACAAATGCAATTGATGATCTTGCATTGGCGGTAAAACTTTATGATGCGATAGCCCCGCAGTTAACGGAGCTTGGGGTGATTATCTCAAAACTGAAAACGAATTTGACCGTAGCAGATATTGTGCAGTTACAAGCAGAAACTGAGGATGCGAAACGTGAGAATGAGGTGTCACTTGACAATGCAAAAAAACGGGAAAAAACGGTATAAATCAAAAGCTTAAGTATAGCTTTAAGCATACTTATTTTTATTCCGCTCGTAAAACGTTATAGATGCTTAAACTTCCGTTCCCGCCAACGCTCCACAAAAATATACTGCCGACGACGGTAAAGCACTCCCCGCGCTGAAAGGATGATGCAGGAAGGGGCTGATTATCTGGACAAGCTCAAGAATCCGGTTATATATGCGCTGCCTTAACTTGTTTATCGGGTACGTTAAGGATAGGCGCATAAGTTTAGCTTAGTGGGGTGGGTAATAAAAAACCTCGCAATCTCTTATATTATTATCAATCCCTCTTTCGGCGTTACCTCTTTTTTCCTGTTCATTTTCCTCTCCTTTTAATTCATTTTATTGTTGGAATCAATCCATTTATTTGTTATTATTCTTTTGTGCCAGTCAGTAGCCAAATATAAGCCTTACAAAAGCCATGCATGAAAAGTTCGACAACCGAAAGATGAAGGGAATTTTCCCGCGTGTTCGTGACCGGCTGGAATCGAGAAAAGGGGTCGTTTACTCGGTCAATGCCGTGAGGAAGCGGTTCCGTCTTGGAGATTCGCAGGTGATGGAAGAGTACAGGGCGGTATATGGGAAAATGCTGAGAGATAAAAAGCGGGAAGAGTTGAAACGGGAAGAGATCAGAAGGGAGATCAACCAATTAACTGAAGAGGCGGAAAATGTCAACTAAACAACAAAACAGAAACCAACATGTCAAATGAGATCACGATTAATGGCGAAATTTACATGAAAAAGATTCCGCCGACGGATTCAGAGAAGTACGTATTGATTCGCACTTATTCGGCGGGGGTGCATTTCGGAGAACTCGTCAGGCGTGCCGGTATGGAAGTCGAGCTAAATAACGCTCGGCGAATATGGTCATGGAAAGGAGCGAATACACTGTCGGACATAGCAGTCAAAGGGCTGAAAAATGGAAAAGACAGTCGGATATCTTTGACGGTAAAGTCAATAATCCTTACTCAAGCGATTGAGATTATACCCATATCAGCAACAGCTTTGAAATCTTTAAATGAGGTTGTGGAATGGACGACGGTATAATCTCTGGCTCTGGCTCTGGCGATGGCTCTGGCGATGGCTCTGGCTATGGCGATGGCGATGGCTCTGGCTCTGGCTATGGCGGTGGCTATGGCGGTGGCTCTGGCTCTGGCGATGGCTCTGGCTATGGCTCTGGCGATGGCTCTGGCGGTGGCTATGGCGGTGGCTATGGCGATGGCTCTGGCTGTGGCTATGGCTGTGGCTCTGGCGGTGGCGATGGCTATGGCTCTGGATAAACAAAAAGCTAACAAATGGGACTGATTCTCATAGTAGGCCAAGCTTGCAAGCATTGAGTGTCGGATTAAACAATCAAACGGAGACAAAAGAATGACAAATCAGGAAATCGAGATGGAGGCATTGAAGGCTGAGCTATATGCTCAGATCGTTACTATCGAAGAGAATAAGACGGATGACCCCGGAGTCAAAATTGGTTTTTCTTCGATAGCTGCTCGAATGTATCAAATAGCCGAAAACATGCGGGTTTTAAAAACAAGACAAGTAGAACAACATCTGGAGAAACATCATGCGTTTTAGCTTTGACGTAAAAAAGATTATGGCCGACGTAGTTTGGGGAGCGGTCTTTGCTGGATATGATTTTGAGTGCAGAGTTGAAAACTTGCTGAGAAACATCCGGTGCTGGACGTGTTACTCACTTGTTCACGTTGGCCTCCTGAATGTTAACAAGCACAAAAAACATGACGAAAACGGAGATGAAGAATGAAACACTGTGAAATGTTTTTTTCGGGGGGCGTGCTGGTGATTTTCGCGTTGCTCTACGGCGCGGTAAATCCGACGAGCGCAATGATGGCTGGGGAGGTTATCGCTGGATGTATGGCGGTGGTCTATACGGTACGGCTTGTGATGCAAAAAGAGATGACAGTCGAGTTGAAAAATAAGACTGTGCAAGCACAGATGGGGATCCACGCTGCGCAACTTGGCTTGTTAGAAGTTGGAGAGACAAGCAATGAGGAAAAAGCATGAGCCTGTTGTTACGAGCAACAGACCCGTAGAATCAACAATCAAAAGTACAAAAATAATGGAAAACGAACAACCACAGGAAGTCGGCTATGAAGTCGCTGGTACAGAACTAGCGTTAATAAGTATCAGCACCGACCTGGTGTTGCCAACACAAGCTTTAGAGCGTGAAAACCTAACAGAGAAAGTGTTGTCCGAGCTTGAAGAAAGGGCAAGGGGGTTGACGATCAAAGATGTTGAAGACAAGGCAGGGTATAACCTTGTCAGAGGCACAAGACTGGAAGCCAAGGGATTGAGAAACAGGACGATGAAGGTTTGCAAGCTTGGGCGTGAGGACGCGGTTAAAGTACAAAAAGCATGGTTGGCCGCGGAAAAGAAGATAACAAAAAGACTGGATGACATAGAAGCACCACTGCAGGCAGAAGAAAACCGAATTAACTCCATCGTTGAAGCGGAGCGAAAAGCAAGAGAAGAGGCGACATTCAAACGGGTGACTGATCGTGTGTCGGCTTTCGCTGCCGTAGGGATCACCATGGACTTTGTGGATGCGCGTGACATGAGTGATGATGAGTATGCTGATACTCTTGCAAGTGCAACATTCATTTTCGAGGGTGAGCAGGAAAAAGCCAGGGTAATTGCCGAAGCTGAGGCTGCAAGGATTGAGGAGGAAAGAGTTGAAGCCGAACGAATTGCTAAAGCTGAGGCTGAAAGGGTAGAAGCAGCAAGATTGGAGGCAGAGGCTAAGGCTAAGGCTGACGCTGAAGAGATTGAAAGAGGAAAAGAGTCCCTGCGAAAGATGCAAGAGGAGATGGCTGAAGAGCGCAGGGCTATGGCTTTCCGACAGGCATCCATAGATGCTCAGAACGCAAAAATAGAGCAGGACGCAGCCGCCGCGAGAATAATAGAGCAAACAAGGATCGACGCTGAAAGAGCGGAGAATGAGCGCATTGAACGCGAAGCTCTGTCTGCCGCACAAGCTCCAGACAAAGACAAGCTGCAGGCTCTGGCGCAGGATTTCCGGTCTTACGCATTACCAGAAATGGCTACGCCGGTCGGAAAAGAGATCATGATTACAGTGAGTGGTTTGCTTAAAAAGGTAGCGGTCTATATCACCAACAAAGCGTCAGCGTTATGAGCACATCATACGAAAGGATGATCGACCGGCAAATGAGCCCCTCGTTTTGGGGTGCTCTTCCGGACAGGTTTATTTCTGACGATCAGGACAAGACTATAGAGCAAGCGGATGACATTATAACAACCAAACAGGGGGTTAAAGATGGCACTGATAACGAGTGAGATAGTAACTGAGATATATGGAGCACTATCAAAGGCTCAGGCACAAATGCATAACGCTAAGAAGGCAAGCGATAACCCATACTTTAAGTCTAAGTATGCTGATCTGGCAGATGTGTGGGATGTGGCCCAAATCCCGTTGACATCAAACGGGCTATGCGTTATTCAGGGAACAGATTCAGATGCTGATTCTGTAACCGTCACATGCAGACTATGCCATTCATCGGGACAATGGGTAGAGAGTTCGTTACGGCTTGTCCCTGCGAAGCGTGACCCGCAAGGCATAGGTTCTGCTATTACTTATGGCAGAAGGTATTTGCTTGCATCAATGGCGGGAGTTGTAACCGATGACGATGATGGAAATGCCGCTTCGGGGAATAAAGAAAATAAAGATGAAAAGACAAACAAAGCGCAAGCATCAAAAGATAAACCACAAAAGACTACTCAAGAGCTCCGCAGCGAGGATCCATCACCTGAAGATATCGAGAAGTTTAGGGCCGCTGCTCAGGTGGCGAAAACGCTGTTGACCGATAGCGAAAGGACCGGAATGAATAACGAATTTCGTGCGGGGTACACTGCAACAGGGATTCGGCTTGCGATAGATTTCCTTAATGAAGTCATAGAGAAACGGCCAGTCCTACAGCCAGCCACCGATGAGGAAGGAGAGGCAGCATGAACAAAGGGATTTTAGAGCAGGCTAAAGACATATCCGCAAAAGACAAGCGCATTGCGGAGCTGGAAAGCAAAATACAATGGTATGTGGATTACGCAAATAAGATAAATCCATCGCTGAGGAAACGCATGCAGCGAGCGATTGATGCGGAATCAAGAATAATCCGTGACGATGCGCATAATAAAGAAGGGATAGTATGACAGACGCGCAAGAAGAAGAATACCTGGCCTTATACGATAAGTTGCCGGAACGAGATCAAGTAAAATTTGCCCTCATGTTGAATCGTGATGAGATCGTTAAGAGCGATACTCAAACGGAACATATGCTTAGGCTCATGAAGGAACAACTTGAACATAGAGAATCACGAACTTTAAACATTTTTGGTACATGAAATTATGACACCATCAAAAGAAATAGAGCATCCATCCAGCATACCAAATACCGAGCTGCATGATTTGAGAATTGCGCTTACCAGGGCGAAAGCGGAAAACGCAAGACTGGAGCAGCGAGCGATTGATGCGGAATCAAGAATAATCTCGCGGGTAACGAAGGGTGTTGTGCCTGTTGGGATTAGACAATGTGATGGGGGGTATAGCATTGGACGCTGTACATGCGGTAAATCTGTAGGAGATTTTGATAAATATTGTCCTCATTGCGGAGCAAAGATAAAATGGAAGGAGGTCGGAATATGAGAGATTATCCAATCGGCACAACATATAGGGATTTCGATTTTGGCACACCAAGTCAAATGACGGGGAGAAGTGCAGGAAACTGTACCGTGATAATTTACGGGCAAGGGTATTCCTTGCCTGGCGAATCAGAAGAGATTGATAGGCTTATGGGTGTTCGCATAAAAAAGCCAAATCGAAAGCATGTTTCTGTTGGTAAACAGAAAGGACATCGAAAAACTTTAGCAGAGTTTATAGCAGAGATAGATCGTCTCGACTGGATCGGTGAGTTTCCCATCGATCGAGTAAAAGTAGCTAAATTTTCGGATGATCAATACGGGAGACGTAGGAGCTTGTTGATAACACACAACAACACAAGGGTAAGTTACCCCGGGTCATTCGATGTATCTGAAGTGGAAGGGAAAAAAATCGAATGCTGGGAATTGATTAATGATGTTATCAAAAAGAGGGGTTTAACATATGAGTATTGATAAAAACAAAATTCGAAATGAAACCATCCATGCACTCGGATTACGATTACTTGGAAGAGACGAGGCGCTATCAAAACTACTATCTGAGATAATTGAGCTATCTCATGAGATATCGATGATGCTTGAGAATAAGGGGTACGTGGGGAATGTAGTTCACGAATTTCGGGATGTGCTCTTTGTGTGGGAGCGGGTGAAACTTATCGAAGAATTTAAGGTCCATCTGATGGATCTTGGTTTGCTACACACTTTGCAGGCAGAGTATAAGCTTCAGACCGCAATAAATAAAAAACTGGAAGAGGTGAGGTGAACACTCATTTGGATTTGTTTTCAGGGATCGGCGGATTTGCTTTAGCTGCAAAATGGGCGGGATATGAGACGATTCAGTTTGTGGAAATAGACCCGTTCTGCCACAAGGTACTAAAAAAGCATTGGCCTGATGTGCCGATACATAGCGACATAAAAACATTTGACGTGACAAAATACAATGGATCAATTGATCTTATTACCGGAGGATTCCCTTGCCAGCCATACAGCGTTGCCGGGAAGCGACTTGGCAAAGCGGATGACCGTGCGCTCTGGCCTGAAATGCTTAGGATTATCTCAGAAATCAGGCCAGCTTGGGTTATTGCAGAAAATGTTACTGGAATCCTCAGTATGGGGTTCAAACAGTATGTCATTGACTTGGAGGACGAAGGGTACAGTGTGCAATGCTTCATTATTCCAGCTTGTTCCGTTGGTGCGCCGCACAGGAGAGATCGCGTGTGGGTTGTTGCCTGTAATACTAAAAACTCCATCAGCAAGCGAGGCAGAGGTTGGCGTGATGGAGATTCGGGACGGCTGCAATGGCTATTACAAACGAAGAGATCAGATTGCGATGCTACCAACGCCTACAGCACAGGACGCGAAGAACGCGACATTACCGCCAAGCCAGATGGAGAGGGATACTGTTCCGGGGGCATTGCTGAGGGCGATGTTGCCGACTCCGAAAAAGCAAAACGCAAACTCTCCGGGGATTCATGGGGATGGGGGGCAGGATTTTCAAACGGAAGTAGCGAGCATTGGTCTGCAGTTGCAGCCCGCCTTTGTCGAGTGGATGATGGGTTATCCAGAAAATTGGACAGAGGTAAACGATTAAAATCTCTTGGAAACGCGATTGTTCCACAGGTGGCGTACCAGATAATTAACGCAATACCGATATGACACGAACCTACACTATCACGCCGTATTTCCGGCTGGTCATTATCTCGAATATCCACCAAAAAGAGTGGCTGAGGCTGTCGGTGGAGTATCAATTAATCATGAATTAAAATGACACAAGCACAAACAATACATCGAGAGAGGAAAGAAGATTATACGCCAATTCTTTATAACGACCATTTTCAGAATTATAAGAGATATGGTATTCCGAAAGCTCAGTTGATTATAGCTGATATCCCCTACAACATAGGAAAAGATGCCTACGGTTCTAATCCAAGCTGGTATGAAGGGGGGGATAACAAAAACGGAGAAAGTAAATTAGCTAACACAGAATTCTTTGATACTGATAAAGATTTCAGGATTACTGAATTCCTTCATTTCTGCTCAACCATGCTAATTAAAGAGCCAAAAGAGACAGGGAAATCACCCTGTATGATTGTGTTTTGTTCTTTTGAACAGCAGTTCGAGCTTATTGAAAAGGCAAAGAAATACGGTCTAAATCGTTACCTCAATCTTGTTTTCCGTAAATCTTTTTCGGCTCAAGTTTTGAAGGCAAACATGCGAGTTGTAGGCAATTGTGAGTACGCGATTCTCCTTTACAGAGACAAGCTTCCGAAATTTAACAACAACGGTAGGATGGTGTTCAATTGCTTGGATTGGCCGACAGGTGACACAATTGAAAAAGTGCATCCTACGCAGAAGCCTGTACGATTATTAGAGGGATTGATCGAAATCTTCACGGACAAGGGTGATGTGGTTATTGACCCTGTAGCTGGGAGTGGTTCAACTTTATTAGCTGCAGTTCAAAAGGGCCGAAAAGCATACGGTTTCGAGATCAAAAAAGACTTTTTCAAGCTGGCAAATGATAAAACATTCTCAAGTATTCAACAGTTCCTTTTTTAAAAACTGCTCAATTAATCATGAATTAATGCACATGCTTATTCACTTTGTTTTACTTCCAAACCATGGTTCTTCGTTGAGTTTCGAGCGCAGAAAACAGCGTTATCATACGGTCTATTCGTGGTGGAGATTCTGCATGATTGTCGATAAAGCTATCGAAAAAGCGAGAGGTGATGCATGATAAAGTGGACTGATGAAATGGTCGACGCGCTGCGAGTATCCTATCCGGATTTAAATTCCCATGAGATAGCCAACATGCTTGGCGTGTCACGCGGGGCCGTGAATTCAAAAGCTTGTAAGCTTGGTATCAGAAAATCCGAGACGTTTGTAAATGCGCACCGGGAAAGAGTTGTCGCTGGTGGAGCAAAGTATCGCTTTAAAAAGGGTGTTGTGGCATGGAACAAGGGGAAGAAAGGGTACTTCACCGTTACTGATGCCATGAGAGCTACGATGTTCAAGGTTGGCCATAAGCCGCACAATACGACATGCGACGGGCATATATCAGTGACCATTGATGAGCGGGGAGTTAAACAGCTCAGAATAAGAATCAGCGAAAAGAACCATGAGTTTTTGTCCAGGCATAACTACAGAAAAGCCTTTGGTGAAATCCCTCGTGGCCACTGTATCAAATTCAAGGATGGGAACACACTGAACTGCGATCCGGACAATCTCGAGTGCGTATCGCGGACGCTGCATATGCTGATCAACTCGAAGCATGGATATACCAGAGATATCGCCGAAGTAAAAGAAGTCATCTGTTACATCAAACAAGAAATCAAGGAGCCTACCGGTGAAAAATAAAATGAGCGATCTGAGAGACCACCTTTTTGAAGTGCTGGAACGCCTTAAAGACCCTGAACCGGAAACGCCGATGGATATAGATACAGCCAAAGCCATAATTGGCGTTGCTGATACCATAATTGACTCGGCGCGGGTGGAGAATGACTATTTGAAGCGGTTGTCGAGCCTTTACGCAAATGGGCCATCGAACCAGTCTTTACCAAAAAGCAGCCTTTTTCTTTTGGAAACCGACACTGAAAAATAATGCCAATCGTTTCGCTTTTCAAGAATTGCCACTCAACCGCTCCTGTGGAGGATATCGAGTTTCTTGATGTTCTCCATCGGGTCAAAGGTGGATACTGGCAAGACGAATACTTCGCTTATCGGTCAGTGCTCAAGAAATATGGCCCGTCAGCTCCGGAGACGAAAAAGGCGAAAGAAGGACTTTCCTGTTTCATCCCGTCAGGCAGGTTTTCCGGTGGGAGAAAGCGATCAAACCTCGCAGAGCACTCTGGAGTACTGAATATCGATATCGACGCAAAGCACAACATAGGCATCGATCTACCTGAGTTCAAGGATACGCTTTTCGGAGACAAACATATCTATGCCGGTCATTTGTCCGTGTCCGGACTGGGACTAAGCCTCTACGTCAAGATCAACCCGGAAAAGCATATCGAGAGTTTTCTTGCGATGGAGAGGTATTTCGCTGAAGAGTTCAAGATCATTATTGATCCCGCATGTAAGGACGTAACCAGGCTGCGTTTTGTCGGGTATGATACTGACCTCTACATCAACGAGCGGGCTGTGCGGTGGGGGAAGTATGAGAAAAAAGAGGCTGTAGATTTCCAGCGGAAAAAGGTGGCCTGCTGCAACTCTGATATTGAGTACGTCCTGCAACAGATTGAGCAGGATCGGCGTGACATCACGACCAACTACGCTGACGGGGTAAAGATTGCGTTCGCCTTCAATACGGAGTTTGGCGAGGCGGGCGTTGACTTTTTTCAGAGAGTTTGCCAGTTCCGAAAAGGGTACGATCCAGCAAAGACGGCACTGAAATACAAGCAGTGCAACGGATCAAGAGCGGTTTCAATCTCTTCCTTTTTTTGGATTGCCCGGCAGGCTGGGTACGAGATCACAGCGCCAAAGACCAAAGAGATCATCAAGACCGCGAAGTATGCCAAGAAAGCGGTCGCTGCCGGGGTCGAACCGGAAGCATCGGCAAAAGAAGGGGCTGTTCGCTACGCTGTTGAAATGCAGGGGGAGTCGCCGGAAAACGCGAAGAAGCTGGTCGACGCGGTTTTTGATGGTGCCGCAGCAGGAGAAAAGGAAAGCGCTGACGAGATCTATGAGTTCATCAAGCGGGACATCGAGGGCAAGCGACTGCGCCGGAACCTGATCAACGACTGCGTTGAGTACGAAAATGAAAAGATTGTGGATAGAACGCTATGCAAGTTTATGGTCGAACTGCGGTCAAAGTATGGCAGCTCGAAAGTAAAGCGCGACGTGCTGCTTGAGCTGATCGAGACATCAGCGAAGGACTATAATCCCATGCTTGAGTTTTTCGAAAAGAACCGCCATAAGAGCCCGAAAGGCTGCATCGATGCAGTTATTGACGCAATTTCCGGGCGCGTGGATGCTCTTGCGGAAGGCGAGGCGAAAGAGTTTCGCCGGTACTTTATCCGTAAGTGGTTGCTTGGTATGGTTTCCGGATGGCATGGCACGTATTCACTGCTTACCCTGGTACTTGTCGGTGACCAGGGAACTGGGAAAAGTAAATGGTTCCGGGGATTGTTTCCCGAAGAGTTGCAGCCATACTACGCGGAGGCTAAGATGGATGGCGACAAGGACCATCTCACGTTGATGACAACCAAGGCGCTGATCCTCGATGATGAGTTTTCCGGAAAGAGCAGAAGAGAAGAGGCGCTTTTCAAGGAAATTTCCAGCAAGCAAGAAATCACCATTCGAAAGCCGTATGCCCGCATGGCGGAAACGCACCGGCGTATTGCCGCACTGGCCGGAACAACTAATGACGAAAACATCAAAGGAGATTTGACCGGAAACCGGAGAATCCTTGCGGTGCATGTGTCGGCCATCGATTGGGAGCTTTACAACTCAGTGGATAAGGTTGATTTGATGGTCGAGCTGTACAAGGAATGGAAACGCGTTGGGGACGGCTGGATGCTCACAGGAGAGGACATTGCCATGCTTAACGGCGCAACGGACAGGTACAGGGAGATTTGCCCGGAGGAAGAGCTTCTGGTCAAGTATTTCGATCCACCTGAAAAGTCGCTTCCTGATTCGTTTTTGAGCAATACAGAGATCTTTAATGAGCTGTCAGGGAAGTTGAACGGAAGCTCAATCCGGCTCAGTCAGCGGAAGCTTGGGCAGGTGCTCAAGAAGTTCGGTTATGTGTACAAATCAGTAAGAGGGGCGTCAATGCCGAGATACGCCTACAATATCCAGAGGATGATTAATCCTGAAGCAAGCCCAACAGGGCAAGAACATTACAGAGAAACCGGGCACTTGCCTTTTTAAAAAAAATCGGAGATCAGATGAGTATTACAGCAGAGAGAAAGCCGGGCGAAGGAGATCAAGACTGGATGGTACGGACATATCCCGGTTGGAGGAAGCTCTCCTCAGCCTATTCGCGCGTAAGTCCTATTGAGAGGTATACCCCTGAAGAGGAAGATGAAGAGGATGAAGGAAGGACAGAGTACGCTGAATTCAAAATGCTTGGGAAAGTGAGGCATTGTCAAAGAAAAAGACAGAAATAGTGAGATGTATACCACTACAAGAAAGGGAGATACTACAGAAACAACTACAGCTAACCCCTTACAGTATAACTATATATCTCTCTTGTAGTAGGATAGTAATATAAATAGAGAAAAAAGAGTCTCAAATAAAAACTACACACATGATCACACACACACATCATTATGAAAAAAGAAAAGTTTCAAAAAAGGGCCTACAAGGCACTACAAGGCACTACAAGGCACTACAATTGAAATGAAATGCAACAAGAATTCAAGCTCATAACAGGAACAAAGCCTCTCGAATTGCGCCAATATCAGCAGGAGATGGTAAACCAATTGCGGGCAGCGTTCGCGTCAGGGAAAAAACGAATAGTGATGCAGCTCCCTACAGGCGGAGGAAAGACCGCGGTGTTCACCGATATCACGCGCCGAGTGGTAGAGAGGGGCGGAAAGGTGATGATTGTGACTGACCGGAAAGAGCTGCATCAACAGGGTGGCAATGCACTGGCCAGACTTGGCGTAGGGTACCGAGAGCTTAGCGCAAAGACAACCCGCCTCGATGAGTCTCCGGTTACCATGGCTATGGTTGAAACCCTCAAGCGCCGCCTGATCAAACCTGATTATGCCGCGTTTGTTAAAAAGTTTAAGCTGATCATCATCGATGAATGCCATAAAAACACGTTCAATCGGCTGTTTGAGGCGCTTGACGAAGAGCAGCTGGTCATTGGCGCAACTGCCACCCCGATCAGGACAGGAAAAATGAGGGCGCTCAAGGCTGATTATGACGGGATAATCAACGGCCCTGAAATTATCGATCTGGTAGAGCAAGGGTTCCTTTGCCCTGAAAAAGCCTATGGCGTAAGTGTTGACCTGTCAGACGTGAGAATAACGGCCGGAGAGTACAACGAGGGCGATATGGGCAAGGTCTACGGAAAACGCAAGTTGTTTGATGGCGTGATCGAGAACTGGAAAGAATTCGCTCTGGGCAAAAAAAGCCTGGTGTTTTGTGCGACGGTCGAAAACTCCATAAACCTTGCGAAAGGATTTCTCGAAGCTGGATACCGCGCTGCCCATCTCGATGCTGAAACTCCAGAGAAAGAGAGAAACGCAATCCTGAGAGATTTCGCCAACGGGACGTATGAGGTGCTCTGCAATTGCGGGATCCTCAACACGGGGTACGATTGCGCATCAATCGAGTGCATCATCCTTTACAGAGCAACGATGTCGCTGCCGCTCTATTTGCAGATGTGCGGGCGCGGAAGCCGGACGTTCCCTGGAAAGGAATTTTTCATCATCCTCGATTTCGGCCAGAATGTCCAGCGCCATGGGTTTTGGAGAAATCCCCGTAAATGGTCACTCGATATAAAGACCAAAAAGAAAAGCAAGAAGGCCGGAGAAATGGTTATGTCGGTTTGCCCGTCATGCAAAGCG